TATAGAGAAAGAAACCAACAAGAGGATAATTACTTAGAAGAACAGGAAACAGTTTCACCTCAAGAAGAATGTGACACCCCTGAAAATGAACAAGAGGAAATAGAATAATGTCCGGACTCGCACCTATGTTACCGCTACACCCATCTGGTCAAGATGGCTATGCCTTGATAAAAGATTATAGAACACTTGTACAACAAAACCTTAAATGTCTGTTGTTGACAAATCCTGGCGAAAGAATTATGGAACCTGAATTTGGCGTCGGCATTTTAAGATATTTGTTCGAAAATAATGGCGGCCAACTGTACGGAAGCATCGAATCAAAAATACACGAACAGGTCTCAGTATATATGCCTTTCGTCAAAGTGACAAACATAAATTTCGGATATCCCAATGGCGACATATTGGATCCTGCCGACTCTAATATGCTAACAATAAAACTTCATTATGAAATTTTGCCATTAGGAATTTCAGATATTATAGAAATAATTGATAAAATAGCCTAATTAGAGAAGGAAAAGGGCAAAAATTTAATGGCTAAAAAGAAAAACATACCGGTAAAATATGTAAACAGAGATTTTGACTCTATTAAGGAGGCTCTGGTAGGCATTGCATCTAGATATTATCCAGACACTTTTCAGGACTTCAATGAAGCGTCTTTTGGAGCAATGATGTTGGACACAGTAGCATATGTTGGTGACGTTATGTCTTTCTATTTGGATTACCAAGCAAATGAATCGTTTTTATCTACCGCGGTAGAGTATGATAACATAATCAAACACGGAAATCAAGTTGGATATCGCTTTGAACAAACGCCGGCCTCTTTTGGAACAGTAACTTTATTTTTATTAGTACCAGCGAATGATGCGGGCCTAGGCCCCGATTCAAGATATCTTCCCATTCTTCGAAAAGACTCCACATTTGAATCTCAAGATGGAGCCCTCTTTTCTTTAATAGAGCCTGTGAATTTTGCAGATAGTTCAAATGAAGTCGTTGTTGCCGAAGTAGATTCTACCACGGGGCTCCCAACGCAATATGCGGTTAAAGCGGAAGGAAGAGTAATGTCTGGAATTTTAGGAACAGAAGACATAACACTTTCAGCATTCCAAAAATTCTTAAGAGTAGATTTATCAAACGGAGAAAATGTGACTGAAATAGTATCAGTCTATGATTCCGAGGGGCATAGATATTATGAAGTAGATAATTTGTCACAAAATATAATATACAAAGAAGTTCTAAACCAGGGAACCGGTCAGGAACAGGTGAAATCTATCCTGAAGCCGTTCGTTGTTCCGCGGAGATTTGTAACTAGACAAGATCTCGGCAGCACATTTCTTCAATTTGGATATGGGTCTGAAGACAGTATTACACAACACGTAGTGGTGGAACCATCTTCTGTTGTTTTAAAAACGCACGGAAAAGATCATACATCAGATACGGGTTTTGATCCTTCTAAATTAATCGAAACGGACAAGTTTGGGATTGCTCCAGCCAACACAACACTAACAATCTACTATAGATATAACACATCAGACAGCTTGAACGTGTTTGTTAACCAATTAACCAACGTTCGCTCAATGAGATTTGTATTTCCAGACGAACTCAACATAAATTCGGTAACCCGGGCATCTGTTATAAATTCCATGGAATGTACCAACAACGATCCAATAGTTGGAGACATATCCTACCCCGGCCCAGTAGAACTTAAACAAAGAATTCAGGCCACACATTCTTCTCAGAACCGCGCCGTCACTAGAGAGGATTATAAGAGTATATGCTATTCAATGCCGGCAAAATTTGGAAAAATAAAAAGAGTTAATGTGGTCCAAGATTCAGATTCTTTTAAAAGAAACATAAATATATATATCCTGTCAGAGGGCCCTAACGGCCTCTTCACTGAAGCAAACAACACTTTGAAAAATAACTTGAAGACGTGGATTAATAAGAATAGAATGATCAACGACACAGTTGATATTTTGGATGCCAAGGTTGTTAACTTGGGGATTAAATACTTGGTTCAATCTGATTCGTTTGCTAATTCAAGTGATTTAATGTCATTGATTAACGTTAAATTAACCAAATACTTAAACACAAATAAACAAGATATAGGTGAACCATTTTCAATATCTTCAATATTTAATGTTATTAATTCGGTAACCGGTGTCGAAGATGTAGTGAAAGTAAAGGTATCTCAAAAAACTGGCGCCGCATATTCAGATATTATGTTTGATTTAGGATCGGCAACCTCTGCCGATGGAAGAATTATATATGCACCAGACAATGTTGTATTTGAGGTGGCTCTAACAGACATTGATATTGAAGGGACGGTTAGATAATGGCAATATTGAGATATACCGCCAGTGCGGATACTACAATCACCAATGCTTATAAGGCAAATTTGAAAACTAGAGGCACGGGTTCAAATATGGGGCTTTCCGATTCTCTAGAGGTGTTTTCGATATATGCACAAGAATCTTCTGGATCCACAGAGCTTTCAAGAATTTTAATAAACTTTCCGGTTGATACAATAATTGCTGACAGAGCCGCTGGTTCGGTACCGGCCAGCGGTAGTGTAGAGTGGTGGCTCAAGATGTACAATGTAAAACATAGCCAGACTCTCCCAAGGGATTTCAAATTAACTGTCGCGCCTGTTTCCAAAACGTGGACTGAAGGCCCCGGTCTAGATATGGAGGATTACACAGACTTGGATGTTGCAAATTGGCTTACTGCATCAAGCGGTGTCGCCTGGACAAAACCAGGCGGAGATTTTCACAGCGGCCCCAAATATGATGTATCCTTCGCAAACGGAGACGAAGATCTACAGGTAGACATCAGTCATGTTGTTGAGCAGTGGATCGCAGGAACAAAAGGGAAATTTGGATTAGGGCTGTATTTGACAGCTAGCCAAGAGGCATATTTTTCAAGCTCTCTAGGGGTGGGAAACCAGACAGGTTCCGAAGGCATATTAGACAATCGCGATGGCGCCTACAGATCTTATTATACTAAAAAATTCTCTGCGAGGGGAACGCAATATTTTTATAATAGGCCACTTATCGAAGCTCGATGGAACAATTCAATTCAGGACAAGAGAAACAACTTTTTTGCAAGTAGTTCTTTGGTATCAACCAACGACAACTTAATGACTTTGTATCTTTATAACTTTATTAATGGTCAATTAAAAGATATTCCTAGCGGATCCACCGGCGCGATTTATGTTCAGTTATATACATCTGCATCTGGAGGCACGCTTTTAAATGCTACTAGTTCCGATGGCACAAGTCTTGCTGTTGTCACCGGGGGCCTAACATCAGATACCGGAATATATTCAGCATCTTTTGCGTTAGATACCACTGCCAGCACAGTATATGACAGGTGGTATGGCGCCGGCTTATCCCCATGCTGGCATACTGGTTCGGAAATAACTGTTAACACTTTAGCAGCCTCAAATTATAATCTAGATATTGGATCCGCTTATGTTACTAAAATTACTAATCTCAAGAGTAACTATACAAACAATGAAAACGCTCGGTTTAGAATTTATGTTCGTGAAAAGAATTGGAATCCAAATCTTTATACAACGGCTACAACAGCAACGGATACAACAATTATAGAAAAGGCCTATTATAAAATTTCGAGAGAATCTGATAATTTAGAAGTTATTGCATATGGGACAGGCAGCGCAGATCATACTAAGTTATCTTATGATTCCCAGGGAAACTATTTTGATCTTGATATGAGTTTATTAGAGAGAGATTATCGATATAAAATTTCTTTCTTATACTATGTTAATGGCGTGTATCATGAGCAGCCACAGACTTTTAATTTTAGAGTAGAGTAGGTGGAAATATGAGTATTAAGGACTTTTTTAACAACAAAAACAAGCCCAAGAAGATTTTAGCTTCCAAATCACAGAAATCTCTAGGAGACGAGATTGAATCTGCTGGGTATTTAGAAGCTTTTAAGGAAGACAAATACAGGTTTGTGCCTAATATAGATTTTTCAAATCCTGAAAATTTTGTTCATTATGGTTCTGCCGAGACTTATTACAAAAATTCAATAGAAAGAATTTATAAAACATATCCATATGATGGATCTTTGTATGAAAGAACTGCTTGGTTTAATAGTTCATCATATTTAGACCTTCATATATTCGAAAATGAATATCCAAGAACTAATGGTTTTGTTAGTTTTTCACCAACAGGACACGGCAGTGTCGCTTCGATGCGCTCTTCAGGATCCGGAGCTTCTCATGCAGATTATGCCCTGCCTTCAACAGTAGAGTATATTTTAATCCAAGGCGGCCCACATAAGGATCCCAATCATTCTTCGAAAGCGAAAATGTTCCCTGGCTCAAGAGATATATTCTTACCAGATGAAAATACTGGCACTGCGAATGTATACTCAACTGGCTCAAATCAAGAATCAAATCTTAAATTTGATCTAGATGAAGGCATAACAATCGAATTTTGGATGAAGAAAGAAGCTCATGTTTCTGTTGCCAGCAGTGGATCATTTGAAACAATCTTCGATCTCTGGAACACCACAACTGGATCCTCAAATTCCCGCGGCCAACTCACCGTCTTTTCCCACACTAGTGCAACTACACCGACGTCTGCACCCCTAAGGCTAAGGATCGTATCGGGCTCCACCGAAAAATTTATGACTCCTTTTTCCAATATTCAAAAGCAAGACGCGTTCGATGGAAACTGGCATCATTATGCTTTTACTGCCTATAATGAAGAT